TCTTATATTTCTGGCGACTCCAGAAGCACTACAAGAGACATCTCCTATACTGTTACTCCTAGAGCAATCAAAGATTACACAGGTGAAGTTGCGACAACGATTACAGATGATATTACAATTACAACTAAGGTGATTGAAGTCGAAGATGCGAGTGGTCTCACTGCCAAGACATATGTTGATCTGAATGGTGAGGAATTGTTTATTAAGTCCATCTCTGGTAATAAGATCACAGTCAACCGTGGTCAAGACAACACCACAATCGTATCTCATGTCAAGGGTTCACCTATCAAGGTGATCAATGATGCTGATGATGCACTCATCGCGGAAGGCGATGACTTTGGATTTAGCGGAACGATCTCATGAAGATGACTAAAAAGTACGACGATCTTAATGATGCGTTCGATGTGTCAAATGACATCGTTCACCCTGAGGTTGTCGAAAAGAAAATCGAAAAGATCAAAGCAACTGCTGACGACATCAAAAAAGATTACGATTATACGAGAGGTAATCTTTACTCAATCATTGAAAAAGGACAAGAGGCACTGAACGGTGTACTCGAACTAGCACAAGAATCTGAGCAACCAAGGGCTTACGAAGTTGCTGGTCAGTTGATTAAGAGTGTGTCTGATGCGACTGATAAGTTGATGGATCTTCAGAAAAAGTTGAAAGACGTTGAAGAAGATAAAGCAGTGAAAGGTCCATCCACTGTAAATAATGCGTTATTTGTTGGTTCTACTGCAGAACTCGCTAAGATGCTTAAGGATGGACTTAAGGAAGATCCTAAATAATTGAAAGGGAGAGAAATCCCGCAGTATTATACTAATAAAATGTCTAGAGAGGACTTACCCTCAGTTGACGATTTTGCTGAAGATAACAGCAATTTACCGTCAGTTGATGAATTCATTGTAGAAGAGGTTGAAGAGGAGTTACCCTCTGTAGAAGATTTTATTGAGAAAGAAGAAATAGAAGAAGGTACTCAGACCATTGAGGATTTAAATGGTGAGACTTTCGCAGAAGTAGAGGATATTATTCCACCTTGGCCAGAGTTAGTCAGACTTATTAATGATGTCAGAGCAGACATACCTGACATCCCAGAGATAAAGTATTACGATAAAGAACTTGAGCAACTTGCTGAGCAGATCTCTCAAGTAAGAGAGGAGATCCCAGAAGTACCTGAAGTAAGATATTACGAAAGAGAAGTAGAGGCAATCTGTGAACAGATTGATCTTGTGCGGTCAGAGATCAAAGATCTGCCTGAGGTCAAGTATTATGATGAACAAGTAGACCAGATTGAAGATAGAATAGATACACTTCAGACTGAAGTTGCTAATCTACCTGAAGTAAAATATTATGACTCTGAAATCAAAGCGATTTGCGAGGCAATTGATGCCGTCAAAGAGTCAATTCCAAAATTTCCCAAATGGGTCAATGAGGTAAATGAAGTCCCAGATTTTTCATGGATTGGAAAGACTTTCAGTGTCATTGATGACGATTTTATCAAAGTCAATGATCATATTGATACCTTAAGAGAGCGTGTTGACTATAACTTAAAAGAACTCTCTGAGGATATTGATAAGAAAAAGTTTGAGGCAAAGGTAGAACTTGATACCAAGTCTGAAGAGATTGAGGCAAAGATTAAAGAAGAGAAAGATAAAATTTGGAAAGAGATGCGTGAGTCATCTCTTCGTATCTGGGAGTATCATAAAGAGTTTAAGGATGATGACCGTAAACTAAAAAAGCAGATTCTTGGCGAGTATAACTCACTGAAGAAATCTATTGACAAGAAGGTTAATGAGTTTAATGAGAATAGTGTAAAGACTGATAAGTTATTGCTTGATTATTTTGAGGATCTTAGAAATGAGATCTCGTCTTTACCAGAGGTAAAATATTATGATGATGACATTCGTCATGTAAAGACTGATATTAAGGAACTGTTCAAGTTGGTCATGACGATCAAAACTGAACAGAAAGAAATCAAAGATTTGCAGGAAGGTTTATTAAACGAACCCCCTAGTGAAAAAGAGGATGTTGGAAGCGGTGCCGATCCATTAACACCAATGGATCAAAAGTTTGCAACGCTTGATGATTTGTCTAGTCATTATAGATTATTCATCAATCGTATTCAGCAGCAGATTGCGACGATTGGTGGCGGTGGTGCTGGTTTTATCAAAGACCTGGACGACGTTAGTTTTGATCAAACTACAGGCACTAATGAACTACTAATATACAATGGTGCCAAATGGGTTGGTATCGCTAGCACAGCGTTATCTGGTGCCCCATCTGAGTTAGCTGAGACTTGCACGGGTACAAACCTTACACTCACTAACCTGTCAGTTACAGGTATCGCTACATACGAAGATGTTAAACACGTTGATTCTCTCGGAATCTCAACATTCAGAAGTGGAGTTGAGGTTAGAACTGGCACTGCAACAACAGCACTACTAGTTCAGGGAGATGCCAGAGTAACTGGTATCCTTACAGTTGGAACAAGTTCAATCACATTAGATCCATCTAACAACTCAATTAATGTTGGAACTGGGATTACGATTAGTGGTGCTACTGGAAAAATTGAAGCAACAGAAATAAGAACAGTAGGAACTACTGGTGCCTTTTTCCCTCCAGTTTTGACCACAACACAAAGAGACGCACTTTCAGTTACTGAGGGTGCCATGATTTTCAACACGACAACCAAAAAATTAGAGTTTTACGATGGCACATCTTGGCAGTCTCTGCCTGGCATGTCGCTTGGTCTTACTGTTGCTTTAGACGGATAATGAAAACACTTAAAAAGTTTTTGTCCGAACAACCTACTAATAGTGTTGGTGCTAATGGTTATCAAAGAGATGCAACTGCATCTGGTCCTGTTGCAGGTGATGATAAAAAGTTGTTTAAAGGATCTGATGATCTTGTGACTCAAGACTATCAAACACCTGCTGAACCTGGACTTGCCAAGTGGAGATTTTCAAATGTATATCCGGTCCTAAAATTATCTATGAATAACAGTCGTGGTGACGGACCATCTATAGATGATATGGTTGCTGCCTCAAAAATGTTTGTTGATAGAATGGATAATCCACAGGAAAGAGTTAGAAAAACTTTTGAGCAATTCCAAGAGGAGTGGAGTAATAAATATAAAAAGAGTATTGACTGCTCAAATCCTAAAGGATTCTCACAAAAGGCACATTGTGCCGGTCGTAAAAAAAGAGCAAAATGAGCAACCCCCGCATTCCAAGAAAACCTGGGCAACCAGCAAACTCCAAGAAACATTCGGATCTTTACACGGATGAAAATCCAAAAGGTACGATTCATGGACTTGGTTTCAAAGATGTTGCAACCGCTAAGGCATCTGTGTCTAAGATTCGCAATTCATCTAGATCTCATGCTCACAAAATCCAGGCAGCAGTTGCTATGGAGCAGAGAGCAAGAGAGATGGGTAAAACTTCTGAAGCGGCGGTCTATAGAAAGTTCATTAACCAAATGAAAGAGAAGACCAAAGAAATGAATGAAGAGATGAACGGCAAATGTAAAGCAGGATATTATTACTGCTATACAGATAAAAAATGCAAACCTATTCCTAAGGGATTTAAGGTTGTGGGTCGTATGGGATATCTTCGTAAAGAGAATGGTCATTCTCAAGATGAAACCGAAACCAAAAAGAATGGCAACGGTAATGGTAATGGAAACGGTAATGGAAACGGCGGAAATGGAAATGGAAACGGTGGTGGCACCGTAAGTGAGGAAGGTCTACGTGATTGGTTTGGTAAGTCCAAATCTAAAGGAGGAAAACCAGGTTGGGTGCAAGTCGTTTCTGGGAAACCCTGTGCTCGTCAACCAGGTCAGAAGTCAACACCAAAATGTGTGTCTTCTGCTAAGAGAGCAAGCATGAGCAAATCTGAAAGAGAGTCTGCTCAGAGAAGAAAGAGAGCTGCTGATCCTAATCAACCTCAAAAGACAGGTGCAGCAAAACCAACCTATGTTTCAACTGATAAACCTAAGAAGAAAATGAGCGAATCAACCGAGTTTGTAACACTGCCTCTTCAGGTAGAAATCCCCAACAACATCAGAGATTTCAATCTTGGACTGATGTTCAGAGAGAGTTTAGAAGAGAACAGTGGTATGCTGTTTATCTTTGATGAAGCAGAGAAGCAGTCATTCCATATGACTGAAACTAGAATCCCTCTTGATATCGCCTTCATCACACACGATGGTATCATCGAAAGTATCAAGCAGTTAGAACCACTGGATGAGACTCCAGTATCTTCTGATGGTGATGATGTCATTTGTGCCCTGGAAGTAAACCGTGGTTGGTTTGAGCAGCATGATATTGAAGTTGGTGATGAGATTGACATTGAGGAAGGTAAGAAGGATGCTTGCTATCACAAAGTCAAGTCACGCTATAGCGTATGGCCATCTGCATACGCCTCTGGTGCCCTTGTGAAGTGCCGTAAGGTCGGTGCTGCCAACTGGGGTAATAAGTCTAAGAAAGAAGAGACTGAGTACGAACTCGATGAGAAGTGCTGGAAAGGATATGAGAAGAAAGGCATGAAGACGATGTTTGGAAAGAGATATCCAAACTGCGTTAAGAAAGAGGAAACTGAAGTTGTAGAGGGTAAATATTCTAGTTCAGTTAGAGCCACCTATGGTGGAAAGACAGAAACTTTCCCTGTAGAAACTTATAAGAAAAAGTCAAAAAAAGTCAAAAATGAACAGATTGACGAATACTATGGAATGGCTGGTGGCATGGGTGGTTCATTAAGCAAGAGATTGCGTGATGAAAGACTTAAGTCTCTTCCTAAGACTGATGCTGAAGCAAAAAAGAAAGAGGAAGTAAAAGAGGCAGCAATTCTCCCAAGAAAAACTGGGCAGATTGTCAAGGTTCTTCTTACCTTCAGAGGTAAAATGTATGCCATCCAAATGTTCTTCCCTTCCATTGTAAAACCAAGCAGAGCAGAGGTACAAGATCAGATTGAGAAGGTTTACCCAGGTGGTAAGGTAAGAAGTTATGACATCTCTGATTATGAACCAGGTCA